GAACTGTTTGAGATGACGCTGGACACCACCTTGCACGGCAGCAGCGACACCTACCGCTGGCACAACGGCTGCAACGCCAACGTCACTGGCAACATCACCTGGAACGGCAATACCTACGCCCGCCTGCCCGTTAAGGCCGACGGTTTTGAATACAGCAACACGGGTACGCTGCCGCGCCCTACACTGACCATCAGCAACTTAGACGGCGCGATTACCACGTTGTTGTTGCTGGTCAACGCCACCACTTCCGGCAACGACCTCGGTGGCGCCACCGTCAAACGCATCCGCACCCTCAAGAAATATCTAGATGGCGAAGCCGCCGCAGATCCACACGCCAAGTTTCCCGATGAGGTCTGGTACGTAGACCGTAAAGCAAGCGAAAACCGCGACTCGGTGAGTTTTGAGTTGGCCAGCAAATTCGATCTCGCTGGCGTGATGATCCCCAAGCGTCAAATCATCGCCAACATCTGCCAGTGGAAATACCGCAGCACCGAGTGCGGCTACACCGGCAGCAACTACTGGGACATCAACGACAACGTGGTGGGCACACTGGCGCAGGACAAATGCGGCAAACGCCTCAGCTCTTGCAAGCTGCGTTTCGGCGAAGTCGCTGAATTGCCCTTTGGATCCTTCCCCGGCGCCGGTCTGACCCAATGAAACTCAGTAAATCCATCCAAGAAGCTGCCCTGGAGCACGCCAAAACAGAGTTTCCAAGGGAATCCTGCGGGCTGGTTGCTGTTGTCAAAGGCCGCAAGCGGTATTTTCCCTGCCGCAACATGGCCGAAACACCAGACGAACACTTTGTGCTGGATCCGGCTGACTACGTTGCTGCCGAAGAACAGGGCGAAATCGTGGCCGTGGTACATAGCCATCCGAAGACCAACCACGCCCCATCGCAAGCCGACCGCGTTGCCTGCGAAAAATCTGGCCTGCCCTGGCACATCGTCAACCCCCAGACCGAACAGTGGGGCTATTGCGAACCCGAAGGCTTTGAACTGCCCTACGTGGGGCGCGAATTCGTCTTCGGAATTGTGGACTGCTACAGCTTGTGCCGCGACTGGTACAACCGCGAATTTGGCCTCAACCTGAGCGACTACGACCGCCGCGACCAGTTCTGGCTACGGGGTGAGAATTTATACCTAGACAACTTCGCCAATGAAGGCTTTCGCTCCATCCCTTTGGAGGAAATGGAGTACGGTGACGCGATCCTGATGCAGCTTGCATCACCGTTACCCAACCACGCTGCCGTCTACTTGGGCGACCAGTTGATCCTGCACCACCTACAAGGCCGACTCAGTAGCCGTGATCTGTACGGCGGTTATTATTTGAAGAGCACCGCCCGAGTCCTGCGGCATGAAAGTCGTTAAGGTCTACGGCGCACTCCGCAAAAAGCTGGGTCAGTGCCGCTTCCAATTTGAAGCCGACACGCCAGCGCAGGCGCTCAAGGCACTTTGCGTCAATTTTCCCGGTCTTGAAAAGTGGTTGATTGATAGCGAACAAGACGGCGTTGGTTATCGCGTAACTCTCGGAAAAGAAAAAATAACCGAACAAAATGCAGCATTAATTATCGGTCCATGGAGTGAGCGCGAAGTCTTCAGTATCACTCCAGTAATCGCTGGTGCAGGTGGCTTGGGTGGTCAAATCGGTATTGGCGTCGGCTTGATTGCGCTGTCGTTTTTGCTGCCCGGTGCTGGTCTGTTTGGCGCAACCAGTATTTTTGGAGCCACAGCAGCTACAGCAGGCACCGCTGGTGCATTAACAACTTTGGGCGTTGCGCTCAGCGGATTAGGCGCATCTCTTGTGTTGGGTGGCGTCGCACAAGCACTTTCACCCGCCCCAGTTCAATCGACAACCACAACAGAACGCGGACGCGACGCTGCAAAGTTTGAGTCGTTCACTTTCTCCGGCATCGTCAACACCGCAAAGCAAGGTTTGCCGGTTCCTATTGCATACGGGCGCGTATTCGTTGGCTCCGCTGTTCTTTCTAGCGGTCTTGACGTTGACCAACTGATATGACACGGATTCTTGGTGCTGGTGGTGGCGGCGGCGGCGGTGGCGGCGGCAAGGGCGGCGGCGGCGGTGGTGGCGGATCAAGCCGCACGCCAACAGAAGCCGACGACTCACTGCAGTCGGTTCAATATGCCAGCGTGCTGGATCTGCTGTGCGAAGGTGAAATTGACGGCATCGAAAATGGCGAAAAAGGCATTTATCTGGAAGGCACTCCCGTCAAGGATGCTGCTGGCAATGCCAACTTCGAGGGTTACACAGTCGTCACCCGCACTGGCACGCAAGCCCAGAGCTACATCAGCAACGCGATTGGCACCGAGAGCGAAGAAGGCGTCAACGTCGAAGTTGTTAATGCCACACCCGTTGTCCGCACCATCACCGATTCCGACGTGGATCGTGTGCGCGTCACGCTGCAAGTCCCATCGCTGCAAATTATCGAAGATGACGGCGACATTGTTGGCCACAGCGTCCAAGTCCGCATCCAAGTCCAGTACAACGCCGGCGGCTACACAACCGTCGTAGACGACACGATCAGCGGCAAAACCAGCAACCGCTACCAGCGCGATTACATGATCCCGCTGTCTGGCGCGTTCCCCGTTGACATCAAAGTTATCCGCGTCAGCGCCGACGAATCCAGCACCAAACGCCAAAACCAAACTTACTGGTTTAGCTACACCGAAATCATCGACGAAAAACTGCGCTACCCCAACAGCGCACTGGCATTTTTGCGGTTTGATTCCCGTCAGTTCGACTCAATCCCAACCCGCAAGTATCTGATTCGCGGGCAAAAAGTCCAACTGCCCAGCAACGCCAGCGTCGATACCACCACGTACTTGGGTCGCGTCACCTATTCCGGCGTCTGGGACGGCACCTTCGGCGCTGCAACGTGGTGTAACGACCCAGCGTGGTGCCTCTGGGATTTGCTCACCAACACCCGTTACGGCGCCAGCATCCCCACCAGCAGCCTTGACCGTTACGACTTCTACGCCATCAGCCAATACTGCAACGCCCTTGTCGACGACGGCAAAAACGGATTGGAACCACGCTTCTCCTGCAACCTACTAATTAACAGCCGCGACGAGGTTTACAACGTCATCCAAGAGATGACCAGCCTGTTCCGTGGCATCGCGTATTACGGCGCCGGCTCGCTGGTGCTCCAGCAGGACAAACCGACCGACTCGCAATATCTGCTGGGACAAAGCAATGTCGTTGATGGCATTTTTGTTTACAGCGGCACATCACAAAAAGCTCGCCACAGCGTCGCAACTGTTGCCTGGCAGTCCTACGACACCCTCGGCGAAGTTGAGTACGAGTACGTCGAAGACGCCGACGCCGTAGCCAAATACGGCATCATCAACAAAGACATCAAAGCCCTCGGTTGTTACAGCCAAGGTCAAGCGCATCGCGCTGGTAAGTGGGCACTCCTTAGCGAACAAAACCTGACCGAAACCGTCACCTTCTCGGTGTCAATCGACAGCGGCATCATCCTGCGCCCTGGAATGGTGATTGACATTGCCGACCCGATGAAGGCTGGCACACGCCGCAGCGGTCGCGTCAGTTCTGCCACCACAACCACCATCACGGTTGACTCCAGCAGCAGCCTGTCCGTCAATCTGGCAAGTAACCCGCGTATTTCGGTCATCCTGCCCAGCGGCAACGTCGAACTTCGCCCGATCCAATCCATCAGCGACCGCACCATCACGGTCGGCAACCCATTTAGCGAAGCACCCAACGCCAACGCAATCTGGCTCATCCAAACCAGCGACATCGAAGCACAACAGTTTCGCGTTCTTAATGTTGCTGAATCGGAAGACGGCATCTACGGCGTCACCGCCCTGCAGTACAACAGCAGCATTTACAACGCGATTGAAAGCGACAATACTCTGACCACCCGCGACATCAGTAACCTCAGCGATCCACCTGATCCGGTCAGCAGCATTAGCGGCACTGAATACCTTTACCAAGACGGGCAAGGTGTATTTTCAGGCTTCAGCCTTAGCTGGATCAGCCCCAAGGAACGTGTTTCTGAGTTCCGCATCAAATATCGAATCGACAATGACAATTGGCAACAAATCAATACACCATCACCATCAACAAAAATTCTTGATACACGCCCCGGAACGCTATACATCCAAATTCAGGCATACAGTTACCTGAACAAAGGCAGCACGATTGCAACCGCGCAATTTTCGCTTGTCGGCAAAACCGCTGTCCCCGGCAACGTACAAAACCTCAGCTTTGAGGCCATCAACGCCAACTCCGGTCGCCTGCGCTGGGACGAGACTGTTGATCTTGATGTGAAGGTCGGCGGCAAAATCCACATCCGCCACAGCAACCTGACCGACGGCACGGCTAGCTGGAGCAACAGCGTTGACCTAATCCCCGCCAAATCCGGCAGCTCCACCGAGGCCATCATCCCGCTGGTGGAAGGCGAGGTGCTGGTCAAGTTTGAGGACGATGGAGGCCGCCAAAGCGCCAGCGAAACCAGCATCATCATCGACCTGCCCGACACGCTGGCACCGCTCACGCTGATCAACCGCCGCGAAGATCAAGACGCCCCACCATTCCAAGGCACACGCACCGACGTCTTCTACAGCGACGAATTTGACGCCCTGACGCTGGATGGCTCGGAATTATTTGACACCGTGCTTGACGTGGACGCCATGGTTACGTTCGACGTGATTGGTGACGTTCAAAGTTCCGGCAGTTACAACTTCGCCAACACCGTTGATTTTGGCAACACGTTCTCCGTTGATTTCAGCCGTTACTTCGTCACCCGTGGTTATTTTCCCAGCGACCTAATCGACAGCCGTTTGGCCGAAGTAGACACCTGGAGCGATTGGGACGGCGGTGTGATCGACGCGGTGAACGCCACCCTTGAACTCCGCAGCACTACCGACAACCCCAGCAGCACTCCGACGTGGAGCGCATGGCAGCCGTTCGTCAATGGCACCTTCCGTGGCCGTGGCTTCCAGTTCCGCACCACACTGACCAGTCACGACATTGCCGAAAACATCCTCGTGGATGAGCTGGGTTACCTCGCCACCGTCCAACGCCGGACCGAGCAGAGCAACGCCGCAGCGAGCGGCACCACCAACACCGCCGTGACTTTTCCCTACCCCTTCTTCACTGGAACGGCCAGCATCGGCGGCCTAAACGCCTATCTGCCCAGCGTCGGTGTGACGGCGCAAAACCTGCAGGCTGGCGACTACTTCCAGATCTCCAACGTGACTGGCACCGGCTTCCAGATCAGCTTTTTCAACTCCGGCGGCAGTCCAGTCACCCGCAACTTCACATGGAGTGCAACCGGATATGGACGGCAGGGCTAAGATTGAAAAAGCACTGTCGTGGTTGGTGTAACTCGTGAGCCCCCAAGCGGACTACGTTGTCAGCAACGGAACCGGAGCGGCCGTAAGAAGCGACATCAATGGTCAGCTTGCGGCAATCGTTACCAACAACAGTGGCGCCGTTGAACCAACCACAACTTACGCCTTTCAATGGTGGGCAGATACCACCACGGGGCTTTTAAAGATTCGCAATGCTGCGAACTCGGCTTTCGTAACTGTTGGCACACTCGCCTCCACCAACCTCGGCCTGCTCAGCAGCAGCACAGCAGCCAGCACCTATCTCGCCTTGGCGGGCGGCACTATCACCGGCGCCCTTGAGATTGGCTCCGCTGGTTCGTTGGTATTTGAGGGCAGCACCTCTGACGGCAACGAAACCACACTGGCGGTCACGGACCCAACCACAGACCGCACGATCACGCTGCCAGATGCCACTGGTACGGTGCCGCTGCTCGGCCTAGCGCAGAGTTATACCGCCGCTCAGCGTGGTGCGATCACTGCCCTGACCTCGGCTAGCACCGTCACTCCCGACTTTTCGCTGGCCAACAATTTCAGCATCACGTTGGGTCATACGGTCACCTTGGCCAACCCGACGAACCTGACGGCTGGGCAAAGCGGTGTGATCTTCATCACGCAAAACGCCAGCACTGCCCGCACCGTGAGTTTTGGCAGCTACTGGGACTTCAGCGGCGGCACTGCGCCCACCGTCACCAGCACGTTGTCAGCCGTGGATTGCTTGGTGTACACGGTCCGCAGCACGACTAGCATCCACGCACAACTGCTGACCAACCTGAGCTGATTTATGGGAGTCCCCGGAAGCGCCAACCTCCTGTTGCTTGGTGGCGAGCAAGGTTACAAGATCTCACGCAGCCTGCGGTTCAACTCGGCGGATTCGGCGCACCTCAACAGGACTCCGGCGAGTGCGGGGAATAGGCGCACATTTACCTGGAGTGGGTGGGTAAAACGCTCAAAACTTGGAGACGAAAACAAAACCTTCACTGCAGGTTCCGGCGGCACGA